TCCGGCGCATTCACGTACTATCTGCCATCCGGTTATGATAACCGGAGCAGGTTGCAACGGGATGCCCTCATCGCCAGGAAAGTTCTTGGCTTTGAACTGACGCCAGAAGTACTCTGGAACGCTGCTCCGTGGAGCTGGGCCGCTGACTGGTTTACCAATGCAGGAGATGTCTTTTCGAATCTTTCTGACTGGGCCAGTGACGGTCTGGTGATGCATCATGGCTACATCATGGAGCATTCATTTGTCCGTGATGACTATGACTGGTACGGCGACACTGGTTATGTGTCGGACGTCCAACCTGCGAGCATCAGTCTCATTACTGAAACTAAGATGCGTCGCAAGGCATCGCCCTTCGGGTTCGGCCTAACCTGGGACGGCTTCTCGCCGCGACAGTGGGCCATCGTCAATGCCTTGGGAATATCCCGAGGTAAATAACGGAAGTGCTGTACTAGCACTTAAACGCCAATGGGAGCTTATCAGCTTCTAGGAGTGTTGCTTATGTCCATGCCCGACCCGCAAACCGTTACCATTTCGGCGGTCACGACCCCCTTGCCACGCGTAAGCGTGACTAAGGACGGAAGCGTCTACCAATCTGGCGACGGGACTATCCGTCTCACGTTCTCTCACCAGTACGGTAAGGGACGCGCAAGGCGGATGGTACGGATCGACACGTCCAAGATCTCGGACGACATGTTTCGGGACGACGTGAACGTGGCGTTGAAGACGTCATGCCACGTCGTGTTCGATGTCCCCGATACGGGGTACACGCCGGCCGAGATTCTCGCCCTGTGGACCGGGTTTAAGACCCAGCTCACGGCAAGCTCGGACGCCATCATCACCAAACTACTGGGAGGTGAATCGTAATACAACCGACCATCTCTCAGCTCTCGAGGAATGGTTCCGACCACCGCGTCTACGCATCCGTGCGTATTCGCGGGCGGTATCGGGGCCATCTCACGGGAACGGGTGAGTTCCACGATCTGGTACGAGATATCCGCATTCGCGGACGTCTACGACCTTTTCTGAAGGACTCCCCGAGTCTGGTAGTGGTGGACAAGTATAGCAGTAGAATTCCCCAGTAATGGAGGGTTCTACGAACAACGGTCGTCACCATCGTCGGTCGGAGAGATCCGACAGGACAAACGGCGGTCGTCGTCAAGGTGATTCTACCCCTCGGACCGAATTCACGAAGAAGTGGATCGTGTTCGTCGTTGGTGCAATCAACCTTTGCTATTTTGTTCTTGAGGCTCTCGCAGGTGGGTGTAACAACCTGCCCCTGTAGCCTTAGGCTATGGTGCATAGGCTAGGGATCTGTTAACCTCTAGTTAGGAGGGACAGTGAAAAGCCTGATGACACTCTGGTCCTGTGTGGCTAATGAATACGCCACACGATGCTGCACAAGCGCCAGCCGAGACATTAATACCGTCTCGGCTCGGTTCGAACACGAGGGGCTTGGCTTTCTAGCCATTACCCTGGCGGACTTTGGAAAAGCCGTGCAACTTTGGCTTGACCAAGGTTTCGTCGTCCCTTCGGACGCTCCTAGCTTCGCAAGAAGCCGCGGGCGTCTTATTGGTCTCCCGAAATTTCTTTCAGGTTTCCTTGGACGTGTGTTCGATCCTTGTAGTGGTGTGCTTCTCGACGATCCCGACATCGAAGCAATTCAAGCTTTGCGTCAGCTAACGCTGATGTTTAGCAAGATCGCTCTTCCGTCCGACGACCTTTCGGTCAACGGAAACCAGGTTGTAAGTCCTGGGCGGCAGAAGCGGGCGATGCTTGAGTTCGTCGAGTGTGAAGCGGAAGTAAAGGTATCTGACTCTAAGCGGACAGCCGTTCAACTGGCTAATTTCGCTAGAGTATCAGATATGCTTTTCGCAGAGGTTTTCTCGCGAGTGGACGAATTAGTCTACAAGCAGGAACTCCTGCCTAAGCATGGTCCGGGCGCTACCGCTGACCGGCTTTCCAGTAATGGGAAGTTTGATCAGCGGACCTGGACCACCCGGCTTGAGAGTATATTTCCTTTTCTGGAGTATGCCCTCCCTTCTCACAGTTATCACTGTGTTTTGGAGTCAGTCGACTTTCGCGAACCCGATGCCGAGATACCCGTACGGGTTATCACGGTACCTAAAACGCTGAAAGCGCCTAGAGTAATTGCGATAGAACCAGCTGCTATGCAATATGCGCAGCAGGCTGTTCTTCGTGAACTTCTCTCGTTCCTTTCTCAGGATGACATCCTGAATCGGATGATAGGATTTGAGGACCAGAATCCCAATCGGGACATGGCCTTCAAAGGGTCACTTAGCGGTGATCTTGCCACGCTTGATCTAAGCGAGGCTTCCGACCGCGTTTCCAATCAGCTCATACAGACGATGCTCCGAAACCATCCCTCTTTGTTAGAGGTGGTCCAGGCTAGTCGTTCCTGCAGGGCTGAGGTGCTTGGCCATGGGGTTATTCCCCTCGCCAAGTTCGCGTCTATGGGTTCAGCTCTCTGCTTTCCTTTTGAGGCAATGGTCTTTCTGACATTGATCCTCTTGGGAATTGAAGAGCAGCTAAGCACATCCCTTTCCCGACGTACGATCTCTTTGTACGTTGGACAGGTGCGCGCATACGGGGATGACTTGATTGTCCCCGTAAAGCATGTGCATACCGTTGTGCAGGCACTCGAATCCTTCGGGATGAAGGTCAACCTGGACAAGTCATTCTGGACTGGAAAGTTCAGGGAGTCTTGTGGTCGAGAGTACTATGCGGGCCAAGACGTATCTATTGTCAAGGTTCGCAGACTGCTTCCGACACAACGGCAGGACGCTAGTGGTGTTATATCGATGGTCTCGCTCAGGAACCAGCTTTATATGGCTGGTCTCTGGCAGAGCTGTCGTTGGCTGGACTCGTACGTACGGAAGGTTATACACTACTTTCCCGATGTCGAGCCTAGCTCGCCACTGCTTGGCAGATGGTGCTTCCTTGGCTACCAAGCCGAGGATGTTCATCCAACTCTTCACAGCCCTCTAGTCAAGGGTTATTACGTGAAGTCCGACCTCCCTTCTGATAGTTTAGATGGGCCCGGAGCCTTGCTTAAGTACTTCATTAAGTCCGAAGCACTCAAACGTGCCGAAGAGTTCCCGCCCCCGGAAAGGGCGCGGAATGACTTCTTCAGCTTGTCGCCACTTGCTGATGAGAAGCACTTAGAACGTTCTGGACGTCCCAAGCACGTCAGCATCAAGCTTGGCAGGAGGTCTCCGTTTTAACGGAGGCTTCGGCCCTCGGGCCGAG